AGTTATTTCTCGATGAAAAGTTTTACAAAGAGTCTTTAATGATGGCTATTCTCGATGAAACAAGAGATGAACCAATTGATGAAATAACGGCTGACGTTGAAAGACAAGAGCGTGGCTATCTGATTACATTTACAACACTTACACAAGGAGTTACATAATGGCTATTCAAGGACATACTGGATCAGTTAAGGTCGGTGCTGCTACTATGGGTAATGCTAAGGCTTGGTCTTTAGACATCTCACAGGAAACAGCTGACGTTACTGACTTCGGTTCATCTGGCTGGAAAGAATCTGCCGCGACTTTAAAATCGTGGTCTGGTTCATTAACAGCTATTTTTGATGCTACTGGAACATCTGAAGGCGCGTTACTTGGCGCATTGACTGGTGGTACAACATTAGCATTAGAATTACACGCTGGTTTGACAACTGATACAGAGGCTTATGACAAGTACACTGGAACAGCAAATATTACCAGTATGAGTATAACTGACGATGTGAACGGTATTATCGAAGCTACTTTCAATTTTGAAGGTACTGGGGCAATAACAATCGCATAACATTTAAGGGCTTTAATTAGCCCTTTTTTACTATATGGATAAATTACTAAAGGCTCTCGAAAAAGAGAAAGGGCGTGTACGTTCAGCAGATGTATTAGTTGAGGGTAAAGCACATAAGATTTATTATAAGTTAATGTCTGGTCAAGACCACGAAAGGGCATTAGAACTATCTAAACGCACTAAAAACGTCAAAGAAGTTGATGGCTCAACTACTGAATTAACTTATTATGATGATGATTTAATTCGTAGTCATATAATCTATTTTCAGCTTCTTGATAAAGAGGGTGAGAGAGCGTTTAGTAATTTAACCGAAATAAAATGGATAAAAGATAACATAGCTTATGAAACAGCGTGTTATTTGGGCGCTTTAATGGGTTTGAAGTCTGTTAGTGATATAGTTGAAGAACAACAAGAAATACTAAAAAAGATGAATGGCTAAAGACAAAGGCATATCTTGCTTTTGAACTTCATAAGACCATATCAGAAATAAACGCTTTACCAATGGAAGAAATTGGTACACTATTAGCATACAAAATCCAGATTAATAAGGAAAAAAATAATGGCTAAGAAGATTGAAATTGAAATACTCGCGAAAGGCAAACCAGCCGAAAGATCAATTGACAAAGTTAGCAAGAAAACTAAGAAATTAGCAAAAACAACTGAAAAAGCTGGTGGTGGTATGTCTGCTTCTTGGGTTAAAGTTGGATTAGCAGTCGCTGGTGTTGGTGTAGCTTTAAAGAAAACCACAGAAGCACACGCTGTACAGCTTAAAGCAGAAGTTGCGCTTAATACTGCGCTAAGATTAAACGCCAAACAAGGTGAAAATACCCTTGCGATGTGGAAAGATTATGCGTCTGGTTTACAAGCAGTCACTATATTTGGTGACGAAATGACTTTACAACAGCTGGCAATGCTGAAAACAATGGGATTGTCTGATAAACAGACCAAAGAAGTTATTGAAACAGCGATGGATTATGCCACTGCGTTTGGTAAAGACGTTCCAAGTGCAGTTAAAGAACTTACAATGACGTTATCTGGTCAATTAGGTACGATTAAGCGTACTATGCCAGCATTGCGTGAGTACACCAAAGAAGAATTGAAGCAAGGTGTTGTCATTAGAGATGTCGCAAAACTAATGGAAGGTCAATCTAAGATATTAGCCGACACACCTTGGGGTGAATCTGTTCAATTAGCCAACCAGTATGGCGATGAATTAGAAAGAATTGGCGATCAAGCATTAGAAATAGGTTCTGAATCGGGGTTATTTGCTGGAATTAGTGCAAGATTATCAGACTTGTCATTAGGTTTTAGGGGTGTTGCTCAAGATATTAAAGGAATGATGCAATTCTTTTCAGATACACCAGACGAAGAACGAATTAAATGGCTTAAAACACAAATTAAACTTCTTGAAGATGCAGAAAAAGCCACTAAAGATAGTTCATTACTTCAATTTGGCGAAATGGTTAGTGGTTGGTTTGGTCAAGATAGCACAACCAAGCTAAAAGAATACAAAGAAGAATTAGCTGGATTGAAACCAATTGTTGAAGAAAATAATGAGGTTATCAAAAAAGGCGCAGACCAACAAAAAGAACTTAGTGAGGTTGGCAAGAAAGTTACAAAAGGCTTAGAAGATGCTTTTGTTAATATGGCAATGGGTGTTAAGACTTCATTCAAGGATATGGCACGTTCAATCATTGCTTATATGATTCGTATTCAGTATCAAAAAACAATTGGTAAAGCAATACTTGGTTTATTCCACACGGGAACGGCTGAAGTTAAACATACTGGTGGTAGTATTGGCTCGAGTAAGATACCATCATTCCATACTGGGATGCGTTCTGATGAACGATTAGCTAAATTACAAGTTGGTGAAGCTGTTATTAATCGTGGTGGTGCTTCTAAGAACAGAGCATCAATCGAAGCAATGAATAAAGGATATGCAGTGGGTGGTAATGGTGGCAATGTTACTACTGCTGAAATTAACTTTAATGTTCAAGCAATTGACGCGGCTTCATTTAACTCTTATTTAGTTAATAACAAAGGTACAATTGAGGGCATTATTAATCAATCACTTTCAAGCAATGGTTCGGTTAGAAGAACAGTCAAACAAGTAATTTAATAATGAATAATTTAACAAGTAATATATTAGCTAATCACAGCAATATTCAAGTTGAAGAATGGTTAAAACAAGGCAATACAATACAGTTCAATTCTGGAAAGAATCAACGTATAGTTAATTCATCAATTCCAGCATTAGAAATAGTGCTTAATTATAAGAATATGTCGCTTGATAATTTTGAATCGTTAAGAAACATATACGAGCAAAACCATTCAAATACTTTTATTGTAGATGCTGATGATATAAATGATTTGCGACCAGACGTAATGGGGCTTAATTCGTCTGTATGGGCGTTTAAAGACTTCAAATTTCGCGTTACAGCTAACCATTTATTCAACGGAACAGTTACGCTTGTTTCTTCTGTTTTCTTTAATTACAGCGAATATACTGACGCATTAACACAAGCATCTTCTTATTCACCAATTACATCAACTAATACTGATTTTGATACTTTATTAGATATTGCACAGCCCTATCAAGTCGAATATGATTATGTTCGTAATTCAATCTTCAGCAATATTGGTCAATCAGCCAGACACATTAAAGATAAAGGTGGTTTAAGACGTAAATGGAACTTATCTTGGTTGTTAAATGAAACACAGTTTTTATCATTGCAGAAGTTCTATCGTCAAAAAGCTGGAATTATGGGTAGCTTTGGTATTCCAGATCGAGGCTATAAACCACACCAATACAATACGGTTGAATTGTTTGATGAAATGACAACTTATATTGAAGATTACACTGATTATTTTGCTGATGATTATTTAGAAAATGAGGGTGAATTTATGCTTGTTTTATCTGGTACTGGTGTTGAAGTTGATGATGGTTTATTTAGTAAAACAAATGCTATTTTTGTGGATGATGCGTTTAAATTTACCAAGCGCGTTGATAATATGTATGTATGTTCAGCCGATATAGTGGAATCATTAAATGTCTAAAACAATATCAAACAATTCAAGAGGGGATAATGCGTTTGCATTAGTTCATTTATTTGAGTTTCAAATGGATAAAGACTGGGATGGAAGTGTTGGCGAATCTGGGGAAATTTTATACTTTACAGATCACGATGTATTTGTTGAATATAACAGTATTGAGTACACGCCTTTGGCGATTACTTTTGACCAATTGAAAGAAGATTTAAGTATGACATCAGATTCTATTAATATATCTATTGATAATGTTAATGGTGCTTTAACAACAGAAGCGTTAGCGTCTGAATGGCGCAGTAATAATTGTAAAATAACAAGAATTATTTACACACCACCATCTGAAACTATTGGTTCTGATGTTTATGAATTTGGTGTTAGTGATACAAAGACTAATCCAAGCAATGTAAGTATCTATCCAAAGTTAGATTTTGCAGATGTTACCGATTATGACGCTTATATTTTGTTCAAAGGGATTATTGATACATTTAACGCATCGGCACAGGTTCTAAATGGAACACTAACAACCAAGTTCATTAATTGGAACAAATCATACCCAATTCGCACATATAATCAAAATGAATTTACTTCTGTAATTAATGCTATATCAACTGAAATATACTGGGGTAGGCAGAATGTCACATAATTGTTTCACAGTTGTTATTCAATATCTAAGTGTTCGTTATCCGTTACCTAAAATATGGAAAGATTATGTTATAAACGTCAACAATCTTGATGAATACGTTAAGAATGAAAAAAGGTTTTTAGCCAAGCGTGAACATATTGGTTTTTTTAAGAGTTTTTGTAAAAAAGTAAAGACTGCTAAAAAAGACGATATAGTTCTTACTAAAACATCAGTTGGTGTTGCTATAAACAAGTTTACTTATTGGGTTTATAATCACGATTTAGAGCGTATTGAACATAACAAATTAGACAAGGATTGTATTATTATGAGGTTATCTAATGGGTAAGGCTGTTAAGTCAGTTATAGGTGTTGGTTTAGCTCTTGCTGGTGCTGGTGTGTTTGGCGTACTTGGTACAGCGTTTACACTTGGTGGTGTTGCCATTTCTTATGGATCAATCGCTTCATTAGTTGGGTTATCATTGCTCGGCTCTGCTTTAGCCCCCGATATTGGTGATATGTTTGGTGCTGATTCTTATTCTGGGCAAAAATTACAGACCAGAAAAGACAATACTTCAGCTGTTCCCGTTGTTTATGGATTAAACAAATTAGCTGGTAATATTATCTGGCAAACAACCAATGCTGAAATTAATACAAACAGTAGTACGAATGGATACAACCGAGATTATTGGGCAATATATGCTTTAGCTGGACACAATATTGAAGATATAACTAAGGTCTATGCCAATACATTAGCATTAACTGACAAGGGTTCTGATAAATTTACGTCTGAATATACACATATTAAATGGTATGACTCATCTGTTACTGATACTGATTTGAATGATATTATTTTTGTAACTAATGCTGATGGTTCATCTCAAACATTTGGTTCAATGCTTGGTGGTATAGCTGAATCTGATTTAACATTATCTTATTCTAATACATCAACTAACAGAGGTTTATTATTAAATGGCTCTATTGGTACTGGTGTTAATAAAGGGTGGGAAGTTCCTTGGGCTAATAATTGGATTCAATTTGACTTAGGTTCTTTATCTAATTTGTACTCTGTTGGTTTTAAATTTGTACAGACAAATTCGCTAAATGATGACATTGTATATGATATTAAACTTCAATATCAAGATGGCGCTAATTGGGTTGATACTGGTGATTCAATATCTGGCACAATCTATCAAGAAGAAGATGATACTTATTCAGAGATACCAACTTACACAATAAACAACACACACGCAACAGCCAGACAGACTTGGCGAGTATTTATAACTACATTGGAAAACCACGGTGGTGTTGGTGTAGTTGGTGAATTATTTATTAATTCAAACACTGTTGTTGATGTTGATATTCCAAAAGATACGGCTTATTTAGCTGTTCACCAAGTTTTTGATGGTCAAGATAACAAGAATACAGAACTTGACAATATATTAGTTGAAATGAAAGGTAAAAAGATTAGATCAATATCATCTTCTGGTTTTGGTGCTGTTGCTTATTCAAATAATCCAGCAGAAATTATTGCTGATTTATTAACAGACGGATTATCCATCGCTGATGCAGATATAGATATATCTTCGTTTAATCAAGCCAGACAAAGCTGTTCTTCAAACAGTTGGTCAGCTAATGTTGCGTTCATTCAACAAGCAAATATACAATCAGTTATTAATGATATTTTGTCTACTTGTCGCGCTCAAATTATTCATTCTGGTGGTAAGTGGAAGTTAAAAATAGATACTAAATCACAAACTTCAGTTGCCACTATTACTGATAATGATATTATTAATCAATCATTATCTATTTCAATGGCTGGTAATCAAGAAATTGCTAACAAAATTACGGTTAAATATATTAACCCAGCCGATGAATGGTTATCTGCTCAAGCGTTTAAACAAGACGCAGATTTAGTAAGTTGGGATGATCAAATCATTGAAAAGGCACTTGATATTAAAAGTATTACAAACACAAACCAAGCATCACAATTAGCAGAAATTACTTTAAATTCAATGCGTTATAGTGAAGATGCTTCTGGTAATCGTATAAAACAAACACCATTAAGATTATCATTTTCAACAACGGTTAAAAATGCTCATTTAGAAGTAGGTGATGTTATTAGTGTTGACCACGATGTACTTGATAGAGTTCGCAAATTTGTTATACTGTCAACAGAAACAGACCAGAGTGGATTAATTCAAGTTTCAACACGCGAATATGCTGAAACACACTACAAAGATTCAACTGGTAATTACTTAATTTAGAGGTAAATATGGCAACAATTGTAACAAGAAGTGGTAAGGGTAGCCCATTAACGCATACGGAAATGGACTCTAACCTAACTAATTTGAATGCACCAGCAGTACCAACTGGTACTGGTCAAACTAATGGTTTATTGACTCATCAAGATAAATCTAAATTAGATGGTGTCGCAAATAATGCTAATAATTACGGACATCCAAGTGGCGATGGTAATTTACACGTTCCAGCGACAAGTACAACTAATAATGGTAAGATTCTAACTGCTGGTTCTACTGCTGGTTCAATAGCTTGGCAAGATGCGCCAGTTAGCTTACCAACACAATCAGATCCAGCCACGGTTAATAAGTATTTAAAATCTAATGGTTCTGTTGCAAGTTGGGCAGATGTTGCTGGTGGTGGTGCTTCTGCTTTTAATAATTTAACTGATGGTACAGTATCGGCTTCTGATCCAACAGTTACAAGTTGTGAAGATGCAACCCCAGACTTAGCTGTTGGTCATATTTGGGTTAATAAGACTTCTGGTGAAGCGTATGTCTGTACTAATGCCACAGTAGCTAATAATATTTGGAAGAACATTGGTGATGGTACTGGCAATATATCGCCAAATGACCCACCAGTAATAACTGGGTTAACAGTTGATACTACTGCTATTGCTTCTTATTCTTGGGCAGATATTAACACTGGCACAACAAATAATTATTATACAATCGCTGG